TGACGACAAGTATGGTAAAAAACCTAAAGACAAAAAGGAAGAAGAAAAAGATTGTGAATGTGATTCTGGTAATGAAAAATGTCAATGTGATTATTCTGACTATGATGAATTAGGTGAAAAAGATTGGGTTGACCAAAGCATAGCAGACAAAGGTCAAAGACAAGTTTATGAATGTGAAATAAAAACACAAGGAGATGCAGAAGGAGAGTTTGAAGGATATGCTTCAACTTTCGGTAATGTTGACAAAGGTAATGATGTTGTTGTCAATGGTGCATTTAGAAAAAGTTTAAGAAGAAGACCTTACAATAAAGTTAAATTATTATATCAACATCGTACTGATGAACCAATAGGAGTTTTCAAAGGTATGAGAGAAGATGAAAATGGTTTATATGTAAAAGGTCAATTAGCAATGGGTACTCAAAAAGGTCGTGAAGTTTACGAACTTATGAAAATGGGTGCACTTGATGCTATGTCAATAGGTTTTAAGGCAGATCCTAAATCTCAATCTTACGACGAAAGAAGAAGAAAAAGATTTTTAAGGGATGTTGACCTTATGGAAGTTTCCCTCGTAACCTTTCCGATGAATGACAAAGCTGTTGTTCATCAGGTAAAGGGTGCGGATCGAACAATTCGTGAATGGGAAGTTCTTTTGCGGGATGTAGGAGATTTATCACGAATGGAATCAAAGGTTGCTGCGAAAGCAGTAGTCGATGCTCTTGAGCAGCGAGAGGTTGCTGAAGACTTTGGTGATGTGTTAGAATCAATAGAAAAAGTAAAGAAAGTCTTAACAACAAACAATTGACAATAGGAGGTCAAAATGGCTGACAACGATAAAATCAAATCAGCGATCGAAAGTCTAGGAACTACTTTTGAAGAGTTCAAAAAGACTAACGACGACCGATTGGCTCAAATTGAAAGTAAAGGCTCTGCAGACCCATTAACTGAAGAGAAATTATCTAAAATCGAAAAAGATTTAGATAAAATCGAAGAAGTTAATCAGGCTGTAGTTAAAGCTGCAAACTCTCAAAAAGACCATGAGGAAAAGTTGACTCGTATTGAGAAAATGTTGTCTAGACCTTTATCATCAAAGGACGATGTGGCTAAAGCAGACGAGCAAAAGGTTGCATTCGAATCTTACTTGAGAAAAGGAAAAGATGGCGTTGAACCAAACGAGTTAAAAGTTTTAACAGCATCTAACGACACAGCTGGAGGATATCTTGCTCCACCTGAATATGTTAGAGAACTGACTAAAACTATAATAGAAATCTCACCAATCAGAAGCATTTCAAGAGTGAGAAGTACAACTAACAGATCAATTCAAATACCAGAAAGAACAGGAACTTTCGCTGCTGTATTCGTAGCAGAGCAAGGAACTCGTTCTGAGACTACTGGTTATGCGACTGGTTTGAAAGAAATACCTACTCACGAAATGTATGCTTTGGTTGATATCTCAGAGCAAGAATTAGAAGATTCAGTCTTCAATCTTGAAACTGAAATGTCTGCAGAGTTCGGTGAGCAGTTCGCAAAAGCAGAAGGTACTGCATTTGTAAGTGGTAATGGTGTAGGAAAACCAGAAGGATTTTTAACTAATTCTTCAATCGGTACAGTTAATTCTGGTGCTGGTGCTGCATTAACAGCAGATGGTTTAATATCACTTTACCATGAGCCAAAAGCAGAGTACGCACAAAATGGTTCTTTTGTATTGTCTAGAAGCACATTGGCTGCTGTCAGAAAATTAAAAACTTCTGGTGGTGACTATGTGTTCCAAGCAGGTAATCAATTATCTGGTGGAATGGTAGCAACTATTTTAGGTGCTCCATATGTACAAGCAACAGATATGCCATCTGTGGGTGCAGGTAACAAACCAATCGCTTTCGGTGACTTTAGAAGAGGTTACATGATTGTTGACAGAGTAAACCTAGCGATCTTAAGAGATCCATTTACTCAAGCAACTTCAGGTAATGTTAGATATGTTGCTAGAAAGAGAATAGGTGGACAAGTTATCTTACCAGAAGCAATCAAAACTCAAACAGTAAGTGCATAATAGGAGGAAACAATGCAAGATCTTAAAAATAATATCGGAGTTGTTCAATCTTTAGCACCAGCTGCAAGAGATGCAGATGCCAATGGCACAGGAGTAGATTTACAAGGTTTTGAATCTGCTACAGTTGTAATTGACATGGGTGCGGAAGGAATAACTTTATCAACAACAAATAAGATTGAAATCGAATTAGAGCATTCTGATGATGATTCAACTTATACTGATGTAACATCTTCAGCAGATGTAATCGGTGCAACACCAGATTCAAGTGGAGTAATTGCTACATTTGATGCAAATGGAGAAGCACCAGCAATTGCAAGTGTTGGTTATATCGGTGGTAAAAGATACATTAGAGCAGTGGCAAACTTCTCTGGAACACATGGCACAGCGACGCCATTATCAGTTTCAGTGATTAAAGGTCACGCAAGAGCTAATCCAGTATCTTAATAAATACTTTTGGGTGGGGGAGTAATCCCCCATTCATAAACTTTTAGGAGAACAAAATGAAAATAAAAATGTTATTAAGTTCTAGTGGAGCAGCAAATCCAGAAGGTGCTGTTTCAATGACTTATAAAAAAGACGAAATTTATGATATGTCATCAGATTGGCAGCAAAAAATAGCAAATGCTTTTGTAAGTAGCAATTTAGCAATGGAAGTAAAAGTTGAAGAAGTAAAAGAAGAAAAAATTGAAAAAGAAGAAAAAAAGACTAAAAAGAAAAAGAAAAGTATATTATAATGAGTAGTGCAGGAATACATAATTTATTATGTGACCAAGGAGCAACATTTAGAAAAACTTTAACAATGTTTGCTAGTGATGGTACAACAGCAATTGATTTAAGTGGATTTACTGCAAGAATGAAAATAAAAGATGAAGTTGGAGGAACTTTAATTAAAAGTTTAACAAGTTCAAGTGGTGGTGGTTTGACTATGGGTGGATCTGCTGGCACTCCAACTAATGGTGAGATAGATGTGCTAATTAGTGCAACAGATACAGCATCATTCTCAGCACCTTTAGATGCTGTTTATGATTTAGAAATACAAAGCAACACAGGAGTTGTTGATAGAGTTTTACAAGGTAAATTTATTATTAATCCAGAGGTAACAGATTAATGGCACAAAGAAATAAAGTAACAGTAACAGATAGTGGTGTGGTAAAAATAGTTTCTGTTGGTACACAAGGACCATCAGGAAGTGCAACATTTTTAATTCAAGGTAAAAGTATTTCACAAACACCAGCACCATCTGGTAATGAAATTACACAATACAAATCAAACACAAATCAATGGGAAGCAACTGCATCACCTGTTGGTTTAACAATAGATGCAGGAGTATATTAGAAGGAGGATGAGTCATGGCTAATACTATAAAAATAAAAAGAAACACTGGCTCTACAGCACCAACTACTTCAAATATTGCGCAAGGAGAATTAGCGATATCGGAATCAAATAAGATTCTTTTCTATCGTGATGCTAGTGATAATATTTTAAAGATTGGTGGTGAAGGAGCATTCTTAAGATCCGATGAGAGCGATACACTATCAGGTAACTTAACAATCACTGGTAATCTAGAAGTTCAAGGTGACACAGTAACTACTGATGTTGCTACTTTACAAGTAGAAGATCCATTAATTAAACTAGCAAAAAACAATACAGGCTCTGATGCAGTTGATATCGGTTTTTATGGTGCTTACGATACATCTGGTTCACAAGATTTGTATGCTGGTTTATTTAGAGATGCAAACAATAGTGGTAAGTTTAGTTTATTTACAGACTTACAAGCTGAACCAACAACAACTGTAAACAAATCAGGTACTGGTTACACTGTTGGAACTTTAATAGCAAACATAGAAGGAAATCTTGCTGGTTCACCTACTATAACTGCTGCGACTGTTGCTACATCTTTAGACTTAAATGGAAATGAGTTAATACTTGATGCAGATGCTGATACAAGTATAACAGCAGACACTGATGATACTATTGATATAAAAGTTGCAGGTGCTGACCAGTTCGCTATTACTGATGGAGCAATTACTCCAGAAAATACTAACGACATT